GACAAGCCTGCCGGATCTCTCTCCCCTCCGCCCGATCGCGTCGGTTCTCGCCTACTCTGAGCGGGTGACGACCAAACCCGGCCCGGTTCAGTTGGAAGTGCGACGGGCGCGCCGGGACGCGGGGACTTTGACGGCGATGGAGGCGGTTCGGTGGACGCTTGTCGAGAGGTTCGCTCTTGCGGCGGATCGTTCCGCGGCCGAGGAGGACTGGCGGGCGTACTCTCTGGCGTTGGACAAGCTGTGGGATGCGTTTCTGACGTTGGAGCCGATGCGGCCTCCGGTGGTGGAGCGGGATGACGGCGATCCTCGAGCTCGAGTCATCGGGATTCTTGACGGACCCGCGTCTAGGGGTTCGGCCGCGGTGGTTGACGCAGCGGAGTCCTGATCGGGCGACGTTCGGCCCGGTCGTGGCCGAGGTTTCGGCGGCGTTGGGGCGGCCGTTCATGCCGCATCAGCGTGCGGTCATGGACGTGTTCCTCGAGGTTCAGGGTGAGGGGGATCCGGAGCCGGGGGAGTGGGCGTACGACTCGTGTGCGGAGACGATCCAGCGGCGTGCGGGGAAGACTGCGCAGATCCAGCCGCTTGTGATCCACCGGATGCGTTCGCTTGAGCGGGCGCGGTGTTTCTTGACTGCGCAGAACCGGGACAAGGCGCGGGCGCGGTTCCTCGAGGCGGCGGAGCCGTTGTCGCGGTCGGTGTTGGCGATGGATCTGCGGTTGAAGACGGGCAACATGAACGAGCTTCTGACGTGGGCTGCGAACGGTTCGACGTTCGCCCCGTTTGCCCCGAATGAGGGGGCGATCGATGGTGAGGATCCGGATCTTGTGATCGTGGATGAGCTGTGGAAGTTCACCGCGGAGCAGCGGCGTCTGTTGGAGGCGTCGTATGTGCCGGCGTTGGGTACGTCGGGGGGGCAGGCTTTCAAGTTCTCCACGAAGGGCACGGAGCGCAGCGGCTGGTTGAACGCGGTTGTTCGTGGTGGTCGGCGTGCGGTGGAGACCGGGGTCCGGTTGGGGACCGCCTATGCGGAGTGGGGTCTCCCGGATCGTGTCGGGGATCGTCTGTTGGAGGAGCTCGGGGATGGTGAGTTGGTGGACGCTTGTGTGGCGTTCCATCCTGCGGTGTGTCATGTGGAGGGGTGTCGGGGTGCGGGTGGGCGGCGTCCGTGTCCGCATGGGTTCACGGTTCGGGAGGGTGCGATTCGTTCGGCGTGGGTGACGATGACTGCGGAGAACCTCGAGGATGGGCGGGCGGAGTTTCTGCGGGCGTATGGGAACCGGACACCGGGGGACGCGGCTACGGGGTGGCGTGGTGTCTCTGAGCAGGCGTTCCTGGGGCGGTTGGACAGGGTTGGGATCCCTCCGAACGCACGCGTGAGCTTGGGGGTGGCGGTTGATCCGGAGTCTCGGGATGCTGCGGTGTCGTCGGGGTGGCGGGACGAGTCCGGGCGGATGCATGTGGAAGTGATCCGCGCCGACGTTGGTACCCGGTGGGTTGCTCCGTTCGTGGCGGGTGTGGTGGAGCGGAACCGGCCGGCCGTGGTCGCGATCGGCAACGTGAAGGGGGCACGCGACGTTGCGGACTTGCTTGAGGCCGGGGGGCTCGAGGTTCTCAAGGTCTCGCAGGCAGACGTCTCGGCCGCGTCGGTTCGTCACAGGGATGAGCTCGAGGCGGGGACGTGGTTGCATCGTGTGGTGCCGGAGCTGACGGACGCGGCGCGGTGTGTTGAGTTCGTGGCGGGTGGGTGGCGCGCTGGTCCGAATGGGCCGGTGTCGGCGTTCGTGTCGGGCACAATGGCGGGGTGGGCGATGGATCACGCGCCGATCGAAGCTTCTTTTTGGATGGGATGACCGTATGAGGCTTGACAGGTGAGCGGGTTCGCCCCGGTCGCGGCCGGCCAGTCGCAGGTTTGGCCCCCCGTGTCCCCCCGCACCCTCGAACGGCAGGTGTGGGACGCCGGCACCGCACGTTCGTTGCCCGGTGTTGCGAAGGCGCTACAGCTCTACATGGGCTTGATCTCATCGTGCGCCCTCGAGCGGGTTCGTGGTGAGGAGATCCTCCCCCGCGGCACCCTCCTCGACAGGGTTGACCCGGACATGCCGCAACCGGTGTTCGTCGGTGCCCATGTGGAGGATTGGTGGTTGCATGGGAACGCTGCGGCGTACGTGACCGCACGGGACGCGGAGGGGTACCCGGCCGCGGCTAGGTATTACCCGGCGCACCGTTGGGGCATCACGGAGCAGCGTGACTTCCGTGGCGATCTGATCCCCGGTGGCGTGACGTATCTGCTGGACGGGCAGGAAGTTCCGCGGGAGAACGTCATCCACGTACAGCGCGGCACCGATGACACGTTTCCGTACCGGGGAATGGGGGTCGTGGAGCAGCACCTTAGGACCCTGAACCGTGCGGGGCTCGAGGAAGCGGCGGAGTCCGCGAACCTCCTCGACAGGGGTACACCCGCGGTTGCGATCATCACCCCGAACGTCGAACCCGACCAGACGCAGCTGGACGCGGCTGCGGATCGGTGGGTTGAACGGTTCGCGGGCACCGCAGCGAAACCGGCGTTCTTCCCGAAGGACACGCAGATTATCCCCCTGTCGTGGAACCCGACCGACGCGCAAATGGTGGAGGCTCGGGCCATGTCTACCAAGGACATCGCAGCGATCTTCAACCTCGACCCGTACTGGCTAGGCGCGGAAGGCTCGAGCCACACGTACCGTTCACCCGGCCCGATGTTCCTGGTCCTGTCGAAGCTCTCACTCGGACCTGTCATGGACGTGTTCGAAGACGTCTGGTCCCATGCGTGGACACCGCGGGGAACCCGTGTCCGGTTCGACCGCACGTCCCTCCTCCGTGATGACTTGTCCACCATGGCGCAGGCGTTCACGACGGGTTCGGCGTACTTCCCCGACAAGAATGAGGTTCGCCGGTACATGGGTTTCCCGTCGTTGCCTGAGGACGCGTTCCCGAAGCCCCCTCCGATGCTCCCGGCCGTACCGGCCGCGGACACCCCCGACGACACGGAAGACACGCCGACCGAGGAGCCCACCGATGAGTGACACCCTTACCCTCCCCCCCGCACAGGAACGCCGCATCACGGGCATCGAGCTCCGCGACGTGGAGACCACGGACAGTCTGTCGATGCTGCGGGGGCGTGCGGTGCCCTACGGGGAGGACGCCGACATCGGGTTCTACGTCGAGTCGTTCGCCCGCGGCTCCCTGGGGAAGTCGGCGCGTGAGTCCGCGGCACGGTTGCCGTTGCACGTGTTCCACGACAATCGGGCGATGCCGATCGGGTCCGCAGACAAGTGGGAAGAGCGGGACGATGGTCTCTACGGGGTGTGGCGGTTGACGCCGGAACCGGAGGCGCAGCGTGCGGCAAGGCACGCACAGAACGGGGATCTGCCGTTCATGTCCGTGTCGTTCCAGCCGATCCGGTCGGCGTGGGAGTTCAGGGACGACTACAACCCCGACCTGGGAATCAAGGATCGGGTTGTGCGCACCGAAGCCCGGTTGCTCGAGACATCGTTGGTCTCCACGCCGGCCTATGCGAACGCGACCGTCGAATGGGTTCGGTCGGCGGAGAAGATCCGCCCCGGTCGGCGCACGATGGTCGATGAGTGGCGCGCAGAGCTCCAGCGGCTGCGGGACATCCGGCCTGGCATGTAGCCTTAGCCTTGCGGTCGATGGTCCTTCCGCGTGTCGCCCCCCCGGTTACAAACCGGGGGGGCGCTTGCGTGTGTACCCTCATCACAGATAGGCCGCGCCGAACCTCACGCCGGACCCACGCCGATTCGTTCACCTGGGCACCACCTGAGGATCACCCGACCAACGTGCTCACCATCCGTTGACCTGTGATCCGAGGAGGATCCAATGCCGCACAGCAACCCCGTGATCGCGAGGCTCGAGGAGCAGCGCGACGCGCAGGTGGAGTTCATCGACCAAATGACTTCCCGCGCAGCCACCGAGGACCGGGATCTCGTCCCGGCCGAGACCGCGAACCTGACCAGCGCCCGCGAGCGTGTCACCGAGA